CTCACATTATTACTTAACCTAAATAGTAAAATTTTATTGAAATTATTTAATATATTTCAAGACTTTTCAATGAAAGATGTAAAGGTATCTAATACATCATTACTTTTATCTTCGTGCCATAATACACAAGTTGCTTCTTCAGTTTGTATAAGTGGTTTATTATTTTCTCCGGTAATGCCCAATGCTTTTAATTGATTTTCTTGGCATGATAATCTAGATTTATTTGCCTCCCAATATTTAGAAGTTTCAGGAACATAATTATAAGCATATATAACTAATTTAATAAAATTTTTAAACCTATACCAAGGAGTATCTTTTGGATAGGCAGGATATCTTCCAATAAATATACTACCATACACATGCGTTTTAAAATCAAAAGGGTTATAATTATTATTTTTTATGAGTTCATATACGTGATAAATTCTATGAAAAAATGTATATTGATAATTTGCACCAGTAAATGTGATTGAATTACACCAAAATTTGCTCATATTTTTATTTATCTTTATTTTTATTTAAATCAATTAAATTCATCAAAACCGTCTGGATTTCCTATAGTTTGTGGTATAGGAGTATCAGAATCTTTTTGCGAACTTTTCAAATTACTAACAAAAATTTTAAATTCTCCCACCGTACAACTTTCTAAATATTCTCCAGACATATGAGCATTTGTAGTTAAACTATAAATATTGTTGTATATAGATTTTAAATCATCTAAAAATAAAATCTTAACAAAAAATGCTAAATTATATATATTAACATCAAATGGAATCTTATATTCAGATAATGATTCATGATTACCTAAAATATCCATTAAATCTATTTTCTGCATTATATTCAATTGTTCTTTAAGATGCTTTAGTATTTTAGTAGTCATTATAATTGGAAATTTATTAAAGATAGCATTTCTTTCTTCTATTGTTAAATTATTTCCCATTTCTATGTATACTTCTGGTATATTAATATGTTGTATGCTCTTAATAAAAATTACTCCATCTAATTGAGCATCTATAGCATTCTCATATGAAAGTAATTCTAAAATAGTTGGCAATTTAAATTCTATTTTATAATCTCCTACATTTAAGATATTACTTTTTATATACAAATTTTTAATAGATTCAAATATATTCAATATTTTATCAACATTTAATGAAATTTTAAATGTTTTATCATCTTTTGTAAGTGATAAATCTATACCATTTCCCAAACTTAACATTCGTATATTTGTAAGTAAAATAAAAAAATCTATAAAATTTAATTTTTCTATCTTTTCCTTTGTTAAATTTGTATATTCTTCTAATATCTTATTAACATTAGTAAATACAACTTTTGGTAATGGCATTTCTCCTAATAAAGATTTTAAAATTATTTTATATACATGAACAGATAATTCACTATATTGAATATCATTACCATTTAGATTAATATTATATATAAATTTACTCATGTTATCTATTATACTGAATATAGATATTAAGCATTAACATCTCCACTAGAATCGATATTGTAATAATGATATGCAAAGGTGGCAGTTCTTTTATGTGGAGCACTAACTGTATTATAATCGTAAGATTCGCTATCAACTGTTATTGGACATGCGCCAAAATATCCAACCTTTTGTCTAATAAATGGAGGAACGTCTGGTGCAGTTATTCCTAATTTATATAATGTTATGTTTGTTCTATAATTACTTGGATCGTTTGGGGGATATGCAATCATACCAAGATGTGCTGTAACTATTGTCCAAGGTCTAATAACATTTTCTACAAAACTAGTGTTAGTATCAAGAAATTCTATAGTTAAATTTGCAAAGTCATTTCTTTGCTTTCCAACCAATGATCCTATTAATCCTCCATTTTTAGTTCCTACAGTTTCTGGTACAAATCCATCACCAATAACATTAATCGCTTGGGCAAATACACATCCAATATTACTTTGATATGCTGGAATTTTTGCTTTTGCTAATGCTTTTTGAATATTCCATTTTCCACCAGCAAATGAAGGTTCAAAATCCGCTACACTACCAATAACAGCGGGAAATCCTTCAAATACAACAATCCATTGAGCACCTTTAGGTAATGCACCCGCAGGAGTTGTTATTACCTCTTTAAAGAAATATTCTATCTGTCCTGAAAATTCTGAAAAATTCGCCATATTACTATTTATATGCGAAATTTAAAAATACAAAATTATACGATATTATATGATCTCCAATAATGATATGCAAGAGTCGCATCAACAGTTTGTATTTGTCCTGTATCCGCTATGTCAAATGTTGATTCTCCTATAGATTGAACATACGCACCAATTAATTGATAATTTTTAATTGGTGTATTAGTTTTATCCATTAACATCAAAGATATAATAGAATCAGATCTTCCTATATTATAATCACCAGTAGTAGTTGCATCATCAAAAGTATTTAATTGTGCTTGTTCTAATACATTACGAATATTATAGGCAGCATCACATCTAAAAGTTACTTTATATCCATCAGAACCTGGATATGTAGCAGTTCCTGGAATATTAAAATTAAGTCCCATAAATGGAGTTGCAACATTTGTAATACTTCTACCAGGTAATGCAGCAGTAGTTACATATACAAAATCATCTTCATTCATTACAACTGGCCCTAATTGATATAGACGAAATTGAAACTTGCGAGCAAAATCTCTTTCTTGTGCTACCCTATAAAAATCTGAAATGTTTTGTGACATATATATTATTTAACATAAATGTACATATATTTTGACTTTTTATGAAATTAAGTTAAAGGTTTATTCCATTCAAATACATAATTACCACAATCATATACTTTAAAATATCTAGAAATTCTCATATTTTCTTCTTCAGTTTTGTTTGGATCATATTTATCTCCTAATATTTTTGCTAATTTATGTTTTTGAAAATTCATTCTATGAAATAATTTATCAGGGCATTTACTATTATGATACCAATAATTAGGTTTAGATATATGTAATAATTTAAATCCTAATTTATTATACAGATTTCCATTGCTATATCGTTTATTCGCATAACTTATTATTTTTTCTGGATTATAATTCCTAATAAAATGCGTAAATAACTTAGAAGCACCACCAATAACAACAATTCCCTGTCTACAAGAATATCTTATAAGTTCCATTTCAGATTTCCCCCCTGTAATTTTTCTGTTACCAAAAGTCATTACTGATACTAACATATCATATTCATCATATAATCCAAATTTATATTTAGATTTATCCTCACCTTGCAGATGATTATGAAATAAAAATTCATTTTTAATCTTTGTATCTATTTCTTTTATTTTACATTTTCTGGCATGTATTTTACGATCATAAATACCCAATTTATTTAAAACCATTGCGCATATCAAATCTCGTGAACTTTTCCATTCATTTTCAAATATATGAATAAGTTGTATTCCAGCATCTTCACATAATTTTGTTTTATTTATATGATAATTTTTATCTATATGATTATCATTATGCCAATACAACCCATCAAATTCTATTGCAATATTCTTTTCTGGAATATAAATATCTAATTCTAGTGGAGATATTATATTTCTATTATTCGTTATAATTTCAAACTTAGTATTTTCTTTTAAAAATTCTACAATGTCAATTTCAGGTTTTGATATTGACATTTTACTACATTTCGGACATCGAACCGAAAAATTTGTATATCTTTCATATATATGTTCACAATCAGAACATTTAAATTTAATAATTCCAGTATCAATATAATATTCAAAATCTGATATTATTTTTTCGGTTCTTCCTTCCATTCTATCAACCCATATACTATAATTTTTCGTTCTTAATGTTCTTAATGTTTTTTCTTTTGAATGTTCTTGTATAAACTTTATTGAACATTGAATAGAACAAAACTCCGAATATCCCAAATCAAAAGTATTAAATCTGCAAATATTAGTATTACATTTTTTACATTTTGGAACATTTTCTAATCTTTTAAATAAAATAAATAATCTTTCATTATATTTTACAGGTTTTCTATTAATAAAATCAGTATGATATATTATATTATTATACAATTGAATATCAGTCCTTAAAAAATAATCGTGAAATGAATGTGAAGTAACATCATTTATGTATTTATCAACTCCTAAAACGGTATCTTCTTTACTTAAAATATCAAACGATTCTGATAATAAAATATTACGAGTATTTCTTTTATTTTTTTGAATACATTTAATATTTTTACAAGTAACATATCCATTTTCTATAGATTTAAATGTCAAATTATCATTGCAATACTTACAAATCGGAGGATATTGTATATTATTAATTAATTTATAGATACCTTCGCTGAAATTTTCTGAATATTTAGTAATAATAAAATTATACCAATCTGGATGTTTATATATAAAATGAACTTTTAAATCATTTATAGATCTTCCCTGTATATACTCTAAAATATCATTCTTATTAATATTTGAAATATCTGTCAATAATGCAGAATCGATCAATCCACGCTGAATTCCACTAGAATCGATGCATAATAATTTTCTAGAATTTCCTCGTCTTTTTAATAATTCAGAATCTTTACATGTGCATAATTTACTACAATATTTATTATATGACCAATTACGATTAGCACCAAACATAGTAATTTGATTATCGCAACTTTCACATTTTGCTTTAATTTTTAAATCACAAACATAATGATATAACATTTGAGATTTATTAGTAAGTTCTAGTCGATATAAATTATTAAAGTCTATTATATCATGTTCTAAGTTTGGATATTCTTTAAAAAGGATATTTAAAAATTTTTGTTTATATAATTTTCTATATTCTAATATTTGAGATTCTGTTAATTTAATTAATTCCATACTTTATAATAACAGTATATATATAAATGTCAATGTACAATAAAAACCGCCATATTATTTTAATATGGCGGTTTTATCATAACTATCTATTAAGCAATAAGTTCGTTAAAATTTTGACTCGTTCTTGTGGCGTAGAATGATACAAGAATAAATTCAGCAGATCTTACAGGTTTTAAATATATGTCAACTATTAACTCATTTTCATCTATAGTAAAATTTGTATTATTTCTGGAATCGCAAACTATTTTATAGTCATAAACTCCTTGTGTTGCTTTTGCTTTATCAAAAATTGGAGTTAAGATATTTACAACTCGTGTTCTTGTAAAGTCTGTATTTGGTTCAAAGACAAAATACTTCATTACTGCTTGAGTAGATTTTTCTAATGATAAGAACAATCTACGAACATTAACGCGATCAAATGCTGATGGTTTTTTCTGTAATGTTTTTTGTCCATATACAACATATCCATCCGCAGGGAAATATACGATAGGATTTATAGATATTGTATATAAGAAATCCCTTTGTTTTTGATTCGGATTAAATGCAATATCAGTAATACCTTTAATAATACCTCTTGTTAAACCAGCAGGAGCAAACCAAGGATATGTAGCATAATCATTATTTGCATAAATTGCTCCTACGAATCCAGAAGCAGGACACCAGAATTGAGCATCTATATTAGAATCATACATCTTAACCCAATTACCATATGTTGCTGAATAATTATCATCAGAACTACCGTATAATATTTGTAAAGGAGTGTAAATATTTTGAGAGAATGTATTTTTAGGATCAGCAATTACCTTTGAATCTTTACCATTGATAAAAATTTGACGAAGCGGATCAACTATAAACATACAATCTTTTCTAGTTTGAGATACAAATCCATCAAAAATATTATATATAGTAGTCCATTTATCATAAAACCCATTATTTGCAACATCAGTAGCATATGATGAAAGTGTATTAATATTTATATATTGCGAATCATCATAAACATTACTTGTCAGAGAATGTGATACTAATGCTGTAAGATTTGATGCAATTGTAGTTAATCCACCATCGATAATAATGTCTACTGGATAAATTTCAGGATTTTCAATTAATGTAAGAGCGCGAGTAATTTTGTCAGGAATATGTCCAACATCAGTATTATCTATCAAGGTATTTACTATAGCATATACACCATCTGCAAATAATGCTTTAGCTGCTGAACCTATAGTAACATTTACAATTGGATTAACTGAAGTTAAATTAGTCCATGCAGTTTGTTTTGATATAGCAGGATTTACTAAAAGTTCAATATTAGAAGATCCATTATTAACAGAATCTGCCAAATAGAATGAACGTAATACTCCACCTTGTGATGTAGAAGTTTTCTTTGTGGAATCTAATGAACCAATATAAGTTTCTGCTAATGATATTGACAATAATGGTGCTTCATAAATTGAAGTTTTTATTTTAAATACATTTAGAATTAAACTATCATCGAAGTAAGAATCTCCAAAGTTAAATAATGGAGTAGATTCAATAGTTTCAGAAACGCTACCACCATTACTTACAAGATTAGATCCAGATAGGCTAAATGATTGTCTAGATTTAGGTAATGTGTACCAATTATTTGAATCTCCTGATCCTGTTAAACTATAAACATAATTAACATCATTGAATACAGAAGTTGGGCCAAAATTACTATTATCAGCAAGCGATACATAATACCCTTCAGAATTTCCATTAATAGTAGTTTGTGATTTATTGATAATAACAATAGCACCATCTAAAATAGAACCATTCCATTTTGCATTAGTAATATGACTAGTTGCAGTTAATGCAGATATAGAAGTAATCGTAGTATTAAAACCACCAATCGCAGTTGTAGTAGCGGTAGTAGTAGTAGTAATATTTCCAGAAATATCAAATGTATTATAAGGAACAGTAATAGATGAACTACCTGACGTTACAGAAAATCCAGTTGATGTACTTGTAAGATTTATTAAACTTGTAGATGTAGTTATATTACCCCATGCAAAATTGTTCTGTGTTAAATTTGCGTATTCATTAGAATTTAATTCATATTGAGAAGGCATTCCAATTTGATACCCGCCTGATCCTATAGCAGATACTAAAGGATATACTAATGCACTATAACTATCCGTAAATCCAAATCCACTTCCTGAACCATATGGAAGGCGTGTTGTTAATAAAGTTCCGTTTGATTGAATGATTTGTTGTGCAGAATGATAGAAATAACGTTCAGATGGAGTTGTAGGCAATCCGAAAATCTGTTCGAATTCAGTCATTGTAGTAGGATATATTACTTCATCAGTTGGTCCTTGATGAGCATAACCAGCAAGAAAGATATTAGTCCCTTTAGTAGTAGCAGTAGTATTTGAAAGATCTATTTCGTTAATTTGTACACCTGGTGAAGAAATTGTTAACATATTATTATATTATTATTTATCAAAACCTGATATAATAATTCTTTATGTTATGGTTGAGGTAGGTAATAATTCAAAATCTATCTTACTATATTGCATTGTTGTAGTCGATTCTATCCATGTTGAATCCCTATCATTGTAATTAATCCCCCCTAATCCTATAATAAATGCGTTGTGATATGTCCATTGTGCAATCTTTTGATTATATTCATCCAATGCAAATATTGTAAAAGTAGTTTGATATTCAGGCAACGTGCTAGTTTTTACTGTTGCTGCATTACTACCATAAATACTTCCATTAGTAGTATTTAAAAGATTTAACCATTGCCATAATATATAATAATTCTTAAATGCATTATCAATAACAAAATTTACAACTAAAGGCGTGTGATTAGGTCGAGTATAACTAGATACATTATAAACTTGTCCTGAAAATTCTACTCCTATTTGTGGAACTGTAATGTCAGGAACTAAACTACCAAAAACACTAAAAGTTAATGCATCTAAATTATCACCAATATTTAATTGTGTGCTATTACGCATAACTATAGGTAAATCTAATACCAATAAGAATTTATCTTTACTTACTCTATTTAAAATCGATTGTTGCGACGGATTCATTTATATTATTTAACAGAAATTATGGAATGTATATAGTATAACCCATGCTACTTAAATCATCTATATCTATTTCTCTCCCATCTAATATAGAATCCATATCACCATATATAGGAATATACTTAGATTGAATAGGAGGTCTTTTATCAACTTTAGAACATGTATTAATAACTTCTCCTGTAATAAGATCTTTTAGTATATATAACTCATCATACGAATATTCAGCATCATTTCTTGATAATTTTAATGGTTTATTTTGATCATCATGCTCATCTATAGTAAAATATTGCTGGCATAAATCAGTTTCTAACATAAATAATGCCCAAACTAATCCCATAACATAATCATCTCTATTCGTATCACCACTCTTACGATAAGTACCATTCGGATATCTTACAAAAGTTTCAAATTCTGTTATAGTATCCGCATCATTAACTGAAACTACTTGTAAGAAATTTATCCAATATCGTAAATTAGTTACAGCATTAAATCTTAAATTATTATGACTGAACACTCCCAAATGTCTTGTAGTTTTTCCTCCACCAGTATTCGTTAATTTACTATAACTTACAATCTTTTCGTAAAATAATGTATGTGCTAATGCGTCGATTACTTGTGCTCCGCAATTATTTCGCTCAATTAATAACGGAGGATTACCCCAAGATGAACATATATTAAATAAAATATTACCAAAATGAAAAGGTTCTATTATATTTGATCCATATACCGCAACCTGTTTTATATTAGTTAAATCAGTAATATCTAATATTTGTGCAGTTGATGATGCTCTACCAATACCTTCCCCAACATCAACCCCAATAACATATATTTTTTCTTTATCAGGCATTTCATATACTCTATAGGTATTGTCTTTACTCTTCCATAATGGGTCTTTAATGTTGTTTTTAAACTTTTCTAGCACTTCTATACCCACCGCACCATTAGTAGAATCTAAGAACTGATTTCCAAATTCTTGATTAAATGATTCTTCAGAACCTAATGTCGAAATCATATCTGCTTTCCATTTTTCATTACGACCAGGAACTTCCCACCAATCTATTCTTTCCGCTTTCCAGTTATTTTTTCCTTTCTCAGCTTCACTATAAATTTCATAAAATTTATTTAAAACTCCATTAGGTGTAGATACCATAAAAATTTTAGTACTTTTACCTGATGAAATAACTGGTATAACAGACTTCCAGAACTCATCCATATATGACTTTTCAATAAAAGCGCATTCATCAATTATTAGGCATTGTTTATTTAATTTTCCATTTGCAAAATATTTATGTCCATTATCCACATGAAGAAATTCATATACTTTATCATCATTTTCAAATATATTAATATGTATAACTTCTATTACTCCAAATAATACAAATCCAATTTTTACATCTTTAGCATATATCCATGTTCCATCTTCTATAATTAATTTATGTTTTGGAGTACAAATTAGATGAGTTTTATCAGAAAAATCCAATCTAATTTTATTAGGATTTTCTCCGATAATAATGCCTTTAAAATCTTGAAATCCACTATCAGTTAAAACTTCAAAATTTTCATTTTTAAAAACTTTATATTTATTTAGATCTGCCATTTGTAACTCCTTTAGGTCGTCCTTTAACCCATCCTTCTGGTAATATCATATCTTTTTTAAATCTTTTAACCGTTAACGTATTAGGATCATATCCAAAAAAACTACCAGAATTTAAATCTTTATAAGATTCTTTATTTTTTGGTCCACTTCCATATATCCAACCTTCTATTATATATTCATCTTTAGAAATTCTTTTAATTTCTTGTGTTAGTGGATTATAAATATATTTTGACCCCTTTCCACTTATAGTAATTCCCAATTCTGGATTTTCTATATATAATTCTTTTAAAGCGTTTGAAACATTTTTTTTAGTAGTTTCAGTTCGTTTCATTCCTCTATGTTTATCAGCGGTTTTTTTAATTTTATCAGGATTTTTATTTATTTTATCCATACGAATTTTATGTTCATCAGGATGTGTTTTAATCCATTCAGATACTTTTTTTCCGATTTTAATATTTCTTTCGGGATCAGATGTAATTTTTTCCATTTTTAATCTATGTTCGTTATTATTCCATAATTCTTTAGCAGTATTCGACATAATAATAATCATTTCAGGCGACCATTTACAATTACCAAATCCCCCTTCTCTTACATTATAATTATTAGAATCCGATATAAATTCCATGTTTACGATTATTCTCTCAGCATCTAACGCTTCCTTATATGTATTAAAAAATTTAATAATATTTTTTTCAAAATTATCTATTCCATATTTATTTTTTGCACGTTTTAACATCATTCCTGATCCCATATATCCATCATCTAATTTATCAGTGCGATGAACCCCTATATAAATTTTACTGTTTATTTTATTAGTTAATTTATATAAATAATTATATTTTCTATTTATATCTGGATTATTTCTACTATTTTTCATATATTATAACAGTATTTAACGCCTAATATTAGAAAATCCAGCATTTATTCATCATTTATTATATCTATATTTAAAATATTATCATTAGATTCAAAAATATTTGCTAAATCTGACATTTTTATATCTTTAATTTCTTTTGTAGTTTTATCACGTAGAGTAACTATTGAACTTCCATCTATACAATTAGCACTATCTCCTCTTGCTGCTGTTGATGTTGTTGTAGATATGCCTATACTACTACCATTTGCAAATACTGCTCCGGTTTTTCCCCATTCTTTAACACCTGGTTTTAAATAATTAGGCAATAATTCATATGCCAATCTAACTTTCTTAAAAATAGTAATAGCAGTATTTTCCTTATTTGCTACTATAAGCACACGTTGATCATCAAAAAAACAAGTATTCCATAATGCGTAAACTGTTGTGATTGTAGTTTTTCCACACTGGCGAGATGCGGTTAATGAAATCCATCTCTGTTTAGCAAGACTTTTAAGAACTCTTTTTTGTGCTGGATAAAGTTCAATTTTTTCTTTACCTCTATCTACATTTACTATAGTAAAATGATTTTCTGCAAAGTGAACTATATTATCTTTACATTTTGCAAGTTCTTTAACCATTGCAGGAGTAAAATTAAACTTTGCATTTTCCCTTGGAAGTTTTTTATCGCCTCTATAAAATTGTTTATCATTTATAGGATTTTCATTTATAATATCATCTTCTAATTCATCTAAAAATTTATCTTCAGGGCAAACATCATTAACATCGCTCATAGTTTATTACTTAATCTACCACTACATTAAAAGCAAAAAAATTCCGATTATGCTATTATTTAAACATAATCGTAATTTAATAAGTTTACAATATTTTGAATTATTCCATTTGATCCATATCTTCATCAGACTCATTACCATTTAACTGATTAAAGATATTAAACATTGTGAATCTTAAATTTTCTAATAATGCATCTCTATCTTTTGCGTTACTAGCATGCATTATGAAAACTTTATCCCCATTCAAATCATATCCAATTGTAATGAATGCTTTTAAAAATTCCGTAGTAATATTATTTAATTGATCAATACTTCTATTTTTAGAATTTTCTATAGATACTGTATCATAAAATTGTATAAATGCATCTTTTATTAGTGCTTGAATTTCAGGATCGACGGTTTCTGGTATTGCTGGTAAAGATTTTAAAGTTTCCTTTTTCTTTACTTTTGGTTTTCTAACTTTTTTTTCAGGATTATCGGATGCCATAATATTATTTATTCGTTATGCCCCTTTTATTATATTCAGGGGTCTTATTATTGATGCCATATTTTACTAAATTTTCTATTAGTATTTCGAATGACATGGTTTTAATTTTAAGTCGTGTGGGTAAATACTGTCCACCGTCTGAAAGTTCTAAATATGGTTCATCATCGCCAAAATTTGCATCGCAGGAGAAACACGTACAAAAAATTGAACTTACTTTAGGATCGATAACAATAGTCCATAATCTACTATCACTATTACTATAATCATCATATAACTTATAAGCATAATATCCACTGTCTCTAAGTCTTTTTAAGAAATATCCTAATGTAGTTAATTTATTTGCCATGTTGTTATATTAATTTAATATAATATACCTACTTTACAAGAGCGGATATTACAAATTTAACTAAAATATTATCTTCTAATATTTCAAATACTGTTATATCAAACTTATTATTATAACGAACTTTTAGTTTATCAGTCTTTAATCCACTAATTAATCTAATATGTTCTAGATTTAAAGGGAAGGGTCTTGTAATATTTGCACCAGAGAAAGTATCAGAAATTAGATATGTAATATTATTAGAATTTGGGGTTTCTTTATCATTTAATTCCGCATAAATTCCGTTATCAGTTGTATATAGATATAATTTATTAGAATCACTTACAATAGAAGCACCTTTCATTATTTCATTAAACTTACTAATAGGAAGTTCAAATTCAGTATCAAATACGAGATTATTTATTTTTTTAGCATCTAATGAACATTTTGGTATATATCCATTATCAGATAAATGATATACAAAATTAAAACTTTTATCCTTATAAGATATATTATTATCTTTAATTAATAACGTAATATCTCCTGATGTTTCAATACAACCAACTAATCTAACTAATCTACCAATATCTAGAAGATTTAGTTTTAATGGAGTTTGTATATCAACAGGAATAGTTAATTTTGCATATAAAATTACTCCAGCATCAGGTGAATTACATACTGTATTTATATTATCAGATTCTACATTTAAAATAACATTTTCTGTTAATTTACTAATAGGTGATAAGAATTTATTTATAAATAATTCCTTATTAAGAGTTAATAGGGTTTCCATTACTTAACATTCTTTCCAATTTTACGAGTTGGAATAGAATCACTTGAATCATTAGAAACGATATTAGGTTTTGAATCATTTGTAGTATATTTCACATATTTTTCAATACAAACACTAATTCTATCAAATGCTTTTGCAAAAATTAAACTAGCATCAGCAAATTTAATTAATGTTTTTGGATCGATATTACTTATAGTTGCTTGTGGTGTCATTCGTTGCCTAATATTTACATCAGAAACTTGTGGAGAGGATTGTAGTGCTTGTGGAGTGGCATTAGAGGGCATAGGATAACGTTCTATTGCTTCTTGGTTTATTTGATCCATAACACTTTGTCTATTATTTTGTTCCTTTTTAACCAAACTAGTTAAAAAGGATCTTGGATCAATCTTTTTTGCTTGCCCTGATGAACCAACTTTATCAGTTAATTCATCTACTGTTCTGAGTTCTTGTCCTACTAATCCTGCCATCATTGCTGCCGCTATTTCGTCGTTTTGCATATTTTATATTTATATCTGAAATTTTAATTTACAATCACCATTACTATTTTTGAATAATATTGATACATTATTACTATCACAAATTCTGCAATATGGAAAGGTATTATATATTCCATATTTCTTAATTACATCACATAATTTCATATTTAATTTATAGATAGTGATATTATTGTGAGGATCAAAAATAAAAGAATTAATTATATTTTCTATTTCCTTTGTTACAATATCGCTATAAATATTCATAAAATTATGTGAAAAATTCGTTCTATTAGTTTTAAATTAATAGAACGAATTTTATTATCATATGATATTAATTATATTAAACCAAATCGTCTAGCAATGCTTTCAATTTAGCATCAGTATCAGAATCAGTTTCACCTGAATCTTCATTTACTGGAGAACTTGTAGAAGATCGTGAATCATCTTCATCATTGCTTTCTGGATATTCTTCTTTTGAAACTGTATCTTTAATACCAAAGAAATGTTCATCCAAGATCCTTTGCAATTCAGATGCTTTCTTTGGCTTCATAAATTGTGTTAGATCGATTAAATTAGCATTAATAGCATCTACCTTTTCATCAGTCATTTCTTCAAGTTTAGAAGGTGCTAGAAACTTAGATGATGCATAAGTAGCCATAGGTTTCTTACCAGCACTTACTTTATCACTTTTGGCTTCACACTTAATTCGTAGTGTGCAACCATCAACAAGATCAAAAATCCTACCACCGAATTCATCCTTATCATCACCACTTATTGCACTTTCAATGATTTTATTCAATTCATGTCCATAACGAACTGCCTTATGTTTTCCGTTATTATCTGGATTTACAGGATCATTAATAACATATACTCCAACCATCCAGTTATCTTTACGGGAGATTGCTTTATTAACTTCCTTTTCTTCCTTAGTTCCATTACGATAGATTTTCATCACATAATCATCAATAGGACAGGATTCTTTATATGTGGTAGGGCATAGAACTGAAATAAATTTTCCAGTAGATACACTTGTCCAACTGTGATGGAAGTAATGATATATGCTTTTTTTAGGTTCCTCTAAATTTGGAACTAGACGAACTAAATATGTATTACCAATTTCAAATTTCATTATATCTTTAAAAGATGATTCGGCTTTTACATTGTATGAGTCTTTGATCTCATCGAACATTGATGCGTTGTATTTCATATTATTTTATTTTGTTTTATGTTTTTGTGTTGTGTGTATTATACGTTGTTTTTTTAAAATTTCAATTATTTTTTAAATTATTTTCAATAAAACCGTTTATTTTTCTTATCGCTACTTTAAGATATTTTTTAAGATTTGATTGAAGATAGTTAGTTTTATAGTTGAAAAGTTCTTTTTGTGTTTTACCAAATAACATATACTGATCCTCTTCTGAGAGTTCATTTATACTATCAAGTATATTTGGAAATTCCATTAAAGAGTACAGGTTTATATTATTAAGTTTTATATGATACATCCATTCAGGATGTATGCCAATTTTTTTATGGCATATATATTTATCCAAAGTTATGTTATTTTCTAAACAATATTTTGCAATAAATTTTAATGAGTTCTTAACGTCCTCAAGTTGTTTATCAGGACTTAATTTATCTAATTCCTGTTTATAAATAGAATAAGATTTAATTGCTCTTGGAGATGCAAAATAATTTAAATCAAAATATTCTACATCAAGGTACAACTTATATGGAGCACTAAAATATAAATCCATATCAATTTCTGGATATTTAGAAAAGAATATAGATATTTTTTTAATATATAAATATTTAGCATCATCTTCAAAATTAGAAAAATCCTTTTTTAATTTAAATGCTTTATTTCTAGCTGAACGTGAAACTGCTAGATGTTTATTATATATTTTTTTTTCAAATTCTGTCATTTTTATTTTTCGATTTATCAAAGATACGTTTAGTATTTTTAGATTTTACTAAAACAGGATAAATTTCCATTATCCCAAGTAATGAATCTCTGACATTTTCTGCTCCAGTGATTTCCATAAATATATCACGTAATTTAGAATTTTCAAGTATTGATATGAATAAAACTGAAGCATTTATACGTTTATTATTAATAATTGATAAGTATGCACCAAATTTCATCACATTTATAACAAATTCTTTATTGCAAATATTATCAAGTGGATCGTTATAATTTACAAAATTGTCCAATATTTTATCATTCAACATATATACTAATTATATATTGAATTTATTATTTCAACTAATATTTATAATGGTTTTAAGGTTTTTGTAAAATTTTTGAATATTTCAGTCAAATGTCCTCCACTTGCGCATTTATGACCTCCACCTTCCAACATCTTTTCTGCAAGTTTTGATAAGTCTACATCAACAGATTCTTTTTTACGAATACAAACTTTTTGACTACTAAGCATAACAATAAATACAATATCCGCATCATATTTTTCAAGAATATGATCACTAATTTCAGAAATATATTCAGATGCAATAACTGATACAACTTTATAATTAATAGTTTTTATTGTTAATTTTCCTGTATATATAGTTCGATCTTGTTGTAAATATGCATCACGTTTCTTCTTATATTCTGCTATAATATTTTTTTGCATTCTATCAAACCGTTTAAACCCATATCTAAAATTCATAATAAATGAGTCTACTTTATTATTAGTGTTATGAAATACAATATTTAAATCATCAGAGAATGGACTTTTTTTAGTGTGTGCATCATGATCATCTGCTAGTGCAATTAACAATTTTTGATCATCATTGAAATTTGTAGATTTTCCTAACGTATCTTTTAATAATTTAGCACATGATGAATATTCTTGTAAAATCGTTTTAGCATTTTTATAAATGTATGAATGTGATGTATGATGATCTATTACAATAACATTTTCTTGATCTATAATATCTCCAACTATAGAAGTATCAAGATCAAGAAAAAATATCTTTTTATAATTTTCAAAAGCATCATTCTTTAACCAAATATTAATGTTATCGTACAATGAATGTGGAGTGGTAGTAATGATTTTAGTATTCTTCCCCAAAATCCAATTAAGGGTTAGGTATGAAGCAACGCCATCTAAATCTCGATGTGTAAAAATTATTATATTTGAATCTATTTTTTCCATATTATTTTATATTCTCCAACTTACTTAATGTGTTATCTATATTTTTCACTATAGTTTCTGTTTTTAAATCTTCTGCAAAAAGATCTTTATTAGTTTCTTTCATAGTTAATGTTGGATAATTTACTTTAAACATCCAATCTCCAAAATTTACTCCAAATCTATTTTTCATCATTCCCATTTTAACAATACTAAGCAATTTATCTTCTGGAGTTTGCCAAATTGAACACATAAGATCGCAGGTATTTGCAAGTGCTATACTTTCAGCAATTCCTTCCATGCCAGGATTCTCTTTATTGTGACTACTACGAACCATTTGAGTTGCAGTAACAATAGGAAGGTTATGTTTAAATGCAAGTGCTCTAAGATCTTCTGCAATCTCTTTAATTTCTGCATATGTATTTAAATTTTTCCCAACAGGTTGAATTAAATTAATGTAATCAATTACAATAATATCAGGTTTAAATCCTTTATGTCGTAATTTACTTATATACGCATCAATATGTCTAACAGTAACAGATTTTGGAGAATACTCTTTAATAATTAATTTATTACCATCTAATGCACTTCCAATTCCATTAATTTCTTCTCGAAGTTTATCAGCATAAGTTCTAAGTTCATTATGGGGAATTTGTGATAATTGAGAACTTATACGTCTTGAATACATGAATTCAGACATTTCACAAGATATAAGAAGGACATTTTTATTCTTCAATGTCATATTAACTGAGACATTTCCTAATACAATACTTTTACCAACATTAACTTGACCAACAAAGCATGTTAATGTTTTAGGAAATAATCCTCCTTCTATTTTATCATCTAAACTTTTCCAACCAGTAGGCATCGGATTATAAGTAGCAACAAGATCTTTAATATGGGATTCAACTTCTTCAAAATACCAATGCCCTAAATCTTCTGTTAACGAGATTGCATAAATGCGTTCAAAATCTTTTAACACATTTCCAACTTCTCTCTTACCTTGCTGGAAATCATCTGCAACTTTATTAACGGTTTTATAAAGTCCTCGTTCCTTTAAGAATCTTTCAGTATTACAATATAATTCTTCTTTATTAAATTTTTCTTCTAATAAATTTCTATTCTTAGTTATTACATCTCTAAATGCTCCCTTTTCTTCATCAGTAATTAATTTAGATTTAATTTCTGTAATATTTGGACATGTACCACGATCATTAAAAAATTCTACTATCTTTTTAAATATTAATTTAATTTTACTATCTATAAAATAATCAACATCACTATGGTCAATAATAGATGCTAAATATTCAGAATCATTCAAAGAATTTATAAGAATAACATTTTCATAATAATCTAGATCTAATTTTTTTTCTTCAACTTTTATTTTTTTATTTTCATCCACAATATTACTTTTCTAATTTTATCACAATTTAAACCGATTACATTCATTATTTCTTATATCATCAAACATAACCTTAGAATCATCTCCTTCTCTACCACAAAACTTAACTTCTTGATCTGATAATTTTTTTATTTTACTAAAAAATGTTTTCTTATCTATTAATCCTGAAATCAAAACTTTAATGTTATTCTTTAAATAATAGGAATAAAGCGATTTTAACTCATTATCTTGTATTATTTTTTTTATATTATCAGGAAAATTCACTCTTGCAAGCCCAAAATAGTTAACAGAGGAATGTTCATAATTTTGAATCCATCCACTATTACTGTTTATTAAATATCTAGTTCCATTTGATTTTGTAGATTTAATAGATGCTGATATGTCATCAACCTTTATATCAGGCACAATATTTTTCCAAATCTCTATATTAGAACTTTTTTCTTTTTTTGTAAGTAATTCAAAATCTACTGTTGCATTATTACCAGAATCCATAAGATATTCACAAAATGCAACTTCTCCTGATTTCCCGATTATTGTATTAAAAATTATATCTATTTTAGTTCTATTATATCCACTTCTATGAGTTTTTTGATTGGAAATATTATCAGAACTAAACTCCTTTGCAAAGTTTAAAATTGTAAAAACTTTATCGCTACATATTTCATACTCATATCGATTTTTAATATTCATGATTTAATGCTTCTATGATATTATCCGCAATTCTTTTAACTACGGTAACTGGAACAGAATTTCCAATCTGTTTATATAAATGTCCTGTTGCAATATTTGGAATAATATAATTATCGCAATACCCTTGCAATTTAAAACATTCTTTTACTGATAATTTTCTAACTCCAAAATTATCTAGTATGAGCGGAACATTATGACCACCACTACCCATATTTGCAGTAAGCGTTGGACATTCACCAGATTTATTTTTTCGCATCATATATCGTCTGTACTGATAGATATGATATTTTTCAGTTACTCCTTCTAGCATTTTTTTAACTGAAGGACTACTTAGATTAGTTTGGTATAAACTTTGCTCTTGTTTAATATCAATATTAATTATATCACCAAATAATTTAGTAGTTAATGGAATCTCTTCTGGAAACGTGAATTTATTAAACACATTAATATCTTTAAATCCCACAATATAAATACGTTCTCTATTTTGTGGTAGATTTCCATATTTTGTCGCATTTAAAACTTTATATTTCACGTAATATTCTAATTTATGAAGTTCTTCTAATATAACTTTAAAGGTATTTTCACCATCATGAGAAATAATATTTTTAACATTTTCTAAAAATACTACATTCGGATTTTTCTCCTTTAAAATATCACAAATATTAAAGAATAAATTTCCTTGTTCTTTGTGATTAAATCCTAATTGATTACCCGCAACACTAAATGGTTGACAAGGAAATCCCCCACAAAGAATATCATGATAAGGAATATTTGCAGGAGATATTTTTGTTATATCTCCTGCAAAATTAACTACATTAAAATTCATTCTATAGGTTTTTTCTGCGTTTTTATCCCATTCAGATGCAAATACACATGAAGCATGATCTTTTAATGCTAAATGAAATCCACCAATACCGCAAAATAAATCTATAAATTTGTATTTCATGTTTGAATTATATCATGTCTATTCTTTATCGTCAACTTCTTCATCTTCCAATTCTTCAATTTCTGTTGCAATATCTTCAGAATCTCCACCTCCACCATAACAAAGTTTTTCATTTAATACTTTTTCCAATACTGGCATAATCTTTTCCCATACTTCTTTACTCTTTTCAAATTCCTTCTTTCTTCCAATACTTTCACCATTGAATAAAAAGTTATATCCCTTCTCTGCTTTTTTAATTACTTCAAATGCTTCCGCAAGTTCAAACAAACCAGCATAAGGATCAAGACCAGTTTTAAAATTCAAATATAATTCAGTTTTTAAGAAACTAGGAACAAATCGATTTTTAATTGTTAATGCACCTAATGTAACACCTGAAATATTATGAGAATTTGCCAATGCTACTGCTCCATCATTTTCTGAAGTTTTTTCATTTCTAGTGCTAAGTTGTACCAAGACGGATGCAAGATAAATCGGACCTTTGCCACCACTTTGAGTTTTAACAAGCGAAGGAAACATTTCCATGCCTTCATAAATATGATTACTAAATAATATCGGAACTCCAGCCTTTGCTGCTTTATAAGTTAAAACTCGCATCATACTTTTTATACACTTTGCGCGTGTTCCAGTATCTGTTGCGTCTTTACCTGCTTCAGCATCTTTAAGTTCTTTAGAACTTGCTAAATTACCTAACGAATCAATAGAAATTATAATTTTTTGTTTATCTTTTTCTTCTAAAGTTTCATTATGTTTAATCAAATTATCTAATAATGTACTAATTTGGTTCCTACATTCCTCTACACTTTCAACTGGATAAGATTTAACTTTAGAAGGATCAACCCCAACGCCCATTGCTCCCTTTTTATCTACTGCAACCTCAGAATCCCATATAACGCCAATATATCCTTCTTTCTGTGCGTTTGCGATACATTTATTAATAATAAAAGTTTTACCAGACATACTAGGACCAGAAAATCCTGTAATACGTCCTCTTGGTATCCCTTTATATAAAGATCCTGATATAATCGCATTTAACGCATAACATCCAGTAGATATCCATTCATTTACTGTTGAAATACTATTATCTTCTAATATAGATGCATCTGGATTCATTTTATCAACTGATCCAAATATCGAAGTCATTTTTGCTAATTCACTCTTTTTTGCCATAATTTTATTACCTATAGTTTAACATAAATTAATAAAAAATCAAATCCAATATCAACGTGAAAAAAGGTAATAAATGAATTAACATCTATTACCTTTTAATGTATTAATTATATATTATTTCTTACTGACCATCATCAAACAACTTAATTGTAGGTGGTTCAGAATTAGTTGAAGGAACTATAATTGGCGATGGATTAAAAATCTGTGTATATTGAGCAGGAAGTTTAAAATCATATGCGATTGGAGCACTTTCTGTAATATTATCACGATTATAAAACCAAACAGTTCCCTCATCCTTATCTGCCAAGAATTCTCTAAAGAATAATGGAAGGATTTGCAATTGTATTTGTCCAGTATTTGCATTAGGGACAATATGAATTAGCGCAGGATTCTTTACTGCTAAGATAGTTTGATTGGTTTGTTCTGCAACGACTTCACCGATAATAGTTCTGCCAATTGCGTCAAGGAATGTTGTTAATGTTGTATCACTCATAATTTTATTTCTCTTATAGTTTACCATTGTTTTATAATAAATCAATAGTGTTTGTATAATTTATTCTTCATCATTAGAAAATAAATCAAATAAATTAGTAGTAGTTTGATTGCCTACATCTGGTAACATCCAATTAACACTAGCATATAAGCGTTCTATAGCATTTACAAGTTGTTTTTCGAACATTCTCTTATAATCAATTTGAAATATATTAAATTCAATAGGATATTCACTTGGATACGCAATAGCATCTAATCCATAAATATTTTTCTTGAGATAGAACCATTTTACCTTTTGATTTGAATTTATTCTTTCATATTTATCTTCTATGTTTAACTCTTTTAATAATAGATTATATGATATAGATGCTTTAACATGCACTGGTGTTCCCTTTTCAAACGTATTTATGATTACACTTTTAGAATATTTACTATAATTGTTGACAGATATTCTGAAAGCAATATCATCTATATTTAAATCTTTAAAATCTTCATATGCCTTTTTATATACTGCATTAGTTATTTTTGCAGACTTTGATATTAAAGTAGTATTCATTATATTTTTAATGAACCCTTTAATCTCTTTTGATATTGTAGACTTCGCAACTTCAACACCTACATATTTAAACTTATCAACCTTTTTTCCTTCATTATCATTGACATGGAGTATATAACGTTTCTTCATCAAAAATACTCCTGACTCTGCAATAACTTCACGTTTAAACAGAAATCTAGGATCAGTTGTATATAAATCATTTTTTGCCCAAGTATTAATATCTTTATTTAAAACTTCATCAATTTCATCAACAATTTTACTTGCTTCATCAGTTATATCACCATCATCAGTTAACAATTTATACCCAAGTTTTTTTAAAATAGGATTAATTGTAATATAAATTGAATTATGAACTAATATATCATTGGCAAAATATACATGTTCTTCTTCTTTATTACTATCCATCTCAAAATCATATACATATTCATCCACAAAATCTTCCAATTGCTCTACTATAAAATCTTCTGTTATGAAAGATATTAAACTTTCTAAATATATAATTTTATCACCTTTAATAATATTTTTTGGAGATACTCTATGTAATTTATTATCTCTAATTACAACCATTCCATGATCTTCTGTTGTTATTACTTCATTATTATTAACTACAATTTTATATTTACCTTTTGATACTTTATGTCTAATGATTCTTTTTATTTTATCATATATTGGAATGTCATATTGATATGTAAGAATTTTTATTCCATTTGTATCTTTCATTTCATGACCTGATTTGGAATATGTTATATTATTTACATTTAAATTCCACAACTCTTCAATAGTTTCAATCCCATTTGAATGGCGTATTTTAGTATTTCCAACTAAACTGTCAGTATCACCGTACAATGCTAAACTACTAGAGATTCCATATTTTTCTTTAGCAAATCTATCTATAATAACTCCTGCTTCATTTCCTACAGCACGTCCAGTAGTGGTAACAGAACTTGCAGCATCAACATCAGCAAAAATACAGTAATTATTTGCCAATGCTCCATATAGAGAATTCATAAATAATTTTAAATTTTGCTGATAGATATCTAAATATATCATATCTAATTTATCTTGTGAAGTTTTTTCTATTTTATTACCTATAATTGTATATTCTTTTTTTGCATTAACTCGTTTTGTATATACATCATCAATTAATTCTGGAATAATACCTTTAGTTTTTTGAGAATATAGAATATTAGATTTTGATAAACATATATTTTCAGATATTAGAAATTGTTTTAATTTTATAATTGGTATTTTATGAACTTTTTTATTTACCAACACTAATTCTGCAATATCTTCTGGATTATTGAAATCAGGATTATTAATAATTTTTCCAATTTTAGTTTCAGGTGATATGTTTAATGTAATAATAGTATTTGGATATAGACTATTCGCATCAAAACTTACAATAGATTCAGATAATCCAGTAACAGGTTCTCTTACAAATCCTCCAACAAATTCCGAAACTGAAGTACTTGGAAATGTTGGAACTACAAGTCCACTCTTTTTTGATTGAACACAAATAGCACCTGTCACAACACCAACAGTTCCTAATGCGCTTTCAAAATTAGAACATCCTTTATATGCAAGAAGTCTAGCAATCTGTATATACTTTAATTTATTTTCTAATTTATTAACAAGAGCAACGTCCTGAATATTATAATCTACAAAATTTTCCCAATCTGTATCTGCTAATGTAGATAGATTTGTAGCGTTAATTTCAAGTTTACCTTCATCTAATTCTACTTCTCCAATATAATTTAATTTATAAGATTCGCGTTTATCTCTTGCAAACTTTTTATATACTAACAAGTAATCCAAAATACTAACGCCTTGAATATGCCATTTTTTAAATTTTTGTCCGAATGTATTAGCAGTATCTGACGCATACAATTTATTAACGGGCGATAGTTTATTTGCTGAACTTTCTCCTAAAATATTTGTAATACGATTAATTAAATATGGAACGTCAAAAGTTTCTATTGCCCATCCCACAAGAATATCTGGACAATCTTTCTTCCAATATTTTACAAATTCTGTTAATAATTCAACTTCTGAATCACATTTATGATAGAATCTTTTCACCGCTTTTGATTTATATTCTTTAACCCCCCATGTATGGTATTCATCAGTTAATGAGTCATGCAAGGTTATTAGTAAAATAGGAAAAAGTGCAGTATCTGGTTGTGGAAATTCTGTTTTTTGATAACAACTATTTGCAATTCTTTCCCATTGTTTTGATTCTTCATCGAATATAGTATATTTATTTTTATCGAGTTTTGACAATTCATCTACATATACTTTTGTTACTTCTCCATCAGTATTTTTAATCTCAACTAAATGTAAATCAGAATATTTATTACATTTAGTTTCGATATCGATATTAGCAATTTTTAGATCAAATTTACTAAAATCTTTATCATCAATTTTATCATAATATGTATCAATTAAATATTGTTGATCGACTGGTAAATTATAAAAAATTCTATATTTATCAGTATTTGCTTCTACGAAATTTTTGCGTTCATATGAATTCTTAAAAACTCTTTTTTCGAGAGGTGTTTTAAAAATTGAAACCCCATCATCTCCACCTTCTCTTTCTATGTACAGATATGGTTTAAATGGAATAGAAGCATCTATCCGTTTTCCATTTTCATCCCATGTCCGTAAAAAGACTGAACTTGTCCGACCATCATAATAACAATTTCTATACATATTAGAACAATCTTACCAAGAATTTTGATGTTTGCAATGATTATTTTTCAAATTTAATAAGTTTCTCAGAAGCCATAATTCCATTTGAGGATTTCCAATATGATTCTTGATCGTTTATTTCATATGGAAATTCTTTATCTTTTAATATAATTTTAACAGATTTCCCCTGTTCTATGAATTGTTTTGCTAATGATTGTAGAAACGGTTTTCCATATTTATTAGAAACTGTACTGCAAGTTATAGAATTATATTTTATTAGATAATAATCAACAAATAAACTTCTAACCAATCCAGTTATTAATTTATTTTGCCAAATTCCACCTAATTGTATATTATTATCTTTATCAAATTTATATTTAATTATATGCAACAGCATTTCTATTAACATTTTCATCATTAATATCATCTAAAAATTTAGAAGTTGGGTTATATATTGGAAATTCCAACAATAATTTTTTCGCAAATATTTCAAATTTCATGATATTATATATTTTCAAATTTAATATATTTATAATCTGAATTGCTAATATCATATTCCCAATAATAATCTGCTTTATCTATTTCATAAGGGTATTCAGTTTTATCAGTATATATTTTAACAGAGTATTTATTATCAATAAAATATTTTGCTAATAATTGAAAAAAGGATTTTCCTCTTTTTTCTAATGTATTCATAGATAATACAGATTTAAATTTTTTAAGATAATATTCTTGAATTATATGAAATGACAAATTCCAACACCAATCATGTTCATAAATACCATCAAGAAATATTTCATCATTTTTTATAGTATATTTAAAAAATGCAGATATCGATGCATTTGGGCGTTCTCCTATAATAAAAAAATCCCAAATAACATTTCCCCTAATACTTCTATATAATTTAAAAATTTGATCATTATGTATTATAACATTTTCTATAAAATTATCTAAAACTTTATCACTTCTTCCAAATCCAATATTGAAAGGAATATAATTCATCTTTTTAACGAAAAAATCACTTCTATAAAATGGAGAAGTGAAAAAGATATATTCTCTATATTCTTCACATTCTTTAATATTATACAGATCTAAATTAGTTTCTTCTTCTAAAACCTCTAGAGATATATATTCAGGCAATTCATACTCCATAAAATTAATTATTATAAGGAATTTCTCTTAGGAATTTTCTTTCATCGGATTTATATGGAGTGAAATATGCTTCATAATGTTTTGATAGATTTTTATCATCTTCTAACCAAAATCCATCAGCGTATGCCCTAGATTTTTTTACAAGATCTGAATAACGTGTTTGATCTTTTAATGCATATTTAATCTGATCTATTAATTCATCTCCAGTGTTATATTTTAATAATGCATCTTTATACGTACACATATCTGTACAAATACACGGAATCCCCAAAGCACCAGCCTCTATGAGCTTAATATTTGATTTTGCAAAATTAAAATTATTTTTTTGAAGTGCAGCAAAGCATAATTGAGTATCAGAGTTTGCCATTGCTTCAGGAAATTTAGCAAGATCAACCCAAGGATTGAATGTTATTTCACCACTATCAATAAATGGTTTCAATGGTAACGGATAAGAACCATAAAATTGCCATTGATAATCTTTTCGTGATCTTACAACTGCTTGAACAATCGCTTCAAAATCATCCCTTTGATTTACTTTATTGGTAACATCAACGTGTGTTCCAGATGCGAATATTGAAATTTTAGGTTTCTTTTTATTTTTTTCGAATTTTTTAACCATATCACCCAAATTATAATATCTATCAAACCACCATTTTAATAGATAATTTGGAATAACTGTAACATTTTTATTACGAGTTTTACCCTTGAAGTAATCAGCCATGAAATCACAAGTTACAGTTATTTCATCACACATTTCAACAATATCAATGATGCTATTATAAATTTCATCACTGACAAATGCTTCTTTATTTCTATTATAATCAGGGATATCTTCTCTAAAAACAATATCATCAATTTCATAAATCAATTTAAATCCAAATTCTTTAGAATAATCTTTCAACATTTTTACAAACTCTCTTTGTACTGGTGTTGCTTGTCTTTGAATTTTAACTGCTTTAACACCACCATAAAAACGTTTATCAAGAATCATTGTAGTAGATTCCATAATAACTGCTTTATTATATAAATTAAGCATCAGATTTGGGGCCATACAACGATACCAACTACAACCACCATAATCAGCCATATAGTTAACTGCACGAGGTAAACCATGACCAGGGACTTCTAATGCAGGTTGTGCAGGTTGTTGGTTACTTGATGGGATTATATGATGAATTTGGGATGAAGCGGGAAGATATTGGAGTCCAATTGGTGCTCCTAGCATATTATGTAATCCGGTATTTACTGAAGAATATTGTGTCATATTATATTTTTATTTATATATCAATTTATTATTATCAATGAATAATTTTAAAATTATTCAGGTTCATTATCTCCTATTGTAATAAAATTCCTTGCTAATGGAACTTGAACAAAATATAACTCCGCAGACTGTCTCAAATGTTCAGCATATTTAAAATGCGCACCCATTCCAGTTCTCAATTCAGTTTCATATATAAATTTATCTGCTTGTTGAGTATGTTCAAATGCTACTTGAGTTCCTAGAAAGAATCCATATGCAAATAATCCAGTTTGAAATTTCTGCGAAAGTATTTGAATTAAGAATTTATAATTTTCTAAAAATTCTTTTAATAATTCTTGTCCGTCAACTCCTAATATTTCAATAGTTTCTTCTGGAATATAAAATCCCTTTGGTAAGAAATCACTAAACCTATAACCTGTTCTATGTCTATTCAAATCTCGTAATTCTGCAATAGATACTGCACTCCATTCAGTTTGTACAGTTTGACGTTTAATTAATGATCCTAGATGACTATATCGATTAACCTTTCCATTAAATGCATCTGATATTGAAAAATTAATTTTATTAAATATTGGATAAGTATCAAAAACTTCTACTCTACATTCACAATCTTTTGAAGTTGTTATGTCATTTTCAGAAGTAACTGCCGTAATTTGTCCTGATTCTAAATTACTTAATACTAAATTAATACTTGCTTCATCAGAATATGAATGTCTAATAAGATTTGGAGAAACTTTTGATAATTCTTCTCTGATGAGTTTTGATGCTTGTATTGCCTCTTTCCATTGTAAACTTTCTATTAATTTCAATATATCAGCCCAAATTCTTGCACTTGCTACAATTACTAAACTAGTTTTACATGCAAATGGCAAAAAATAACGGGTTCTATCTAATGCATAGTTTTTAAGCATTCGTTCTTTTACTTTAGGTTGTTTTAATGCCTTTTCTGGAAGATTTGCAAGTTCTGGATTATTTGCAATTTTTTCTTCAAGACGATCTTTAGAAATGTTATATAGTTCAAACCCTTGTTTCACAGTAGTATTCCATAATTTAGATAATTCTTGTGGTATTCCTATTTCTTCAATTTTGGGCAATGCTTCAGTAGAGTACGCAATATAACGAGTTGATGATTCTTGTCCATCAGCCATTTGTGCGAATTCAAAAAACTTATACGCTAAAAGCATTGATACTCCATCGATAGCGATAGCAATACCACCAGTAAGTCCACCAATTGATGCATGACCATAATCAATAAATTTAAATATTGCATCAGGGGATTTGCCGTAAGATTCTGACATTATCTTTTCAATTCCCTCATTAGATCTTGAATATCTAGCAAGGCATGCAGCAAGCACTTCTGGCTCAACTCCTTGTTCTTTATTACTGGTTGTTGGTATATATTTTGCTTTCATTTATAAGTATATAATTTTATATTAAATTATAAAATTATCAAGTTATATTATTCATATTTTATTTTGTTATTATATTAGAAAATCCATTTCTTTTTTCTATACATATTACATTATCAACTCGATCTGATACTGCTTGACCTCTATGGGTTATTATATATGCAGATTCTTCATAATCATCAACTCGATCTCTTAAAACATCTAATACTAATTCTATACCTCTTGTATCAATAGAACTATCAATTAATTCGTCATAAAAGGTATGCGAAAATGTTACATCTCCTTGCAATCTTCTAATATCTAAAAATGCAAATAAACATGAAAGATCTATACGTTTTCTTTCACCAGCAGAAAATGAATAATACGATTTCTTTTCTTTTCGCTCATCAACCATTTCTTCTTCAAACAATTCATTAAATACACAAAAACATGGTGCTTCAAATTTTTGCAAATAATACTGTAAACGTTGATTGAGAATTGATAATATTTTCTTAACAATAAATGATTTTACACCTTCTTCAGATATTACAAATTTAACACAATCTAATATTTGTAAACTTTTATCCATCTCTAAAAGTTCTTTAATTTGTTGTTCCAATATAATCGTATTTTCTTTTATATCCTTTTCTAAAAATATATTAGTTTCCTTCTCAATTTTAATTTTATCCCCTTTATATGTTTTAATAGATTCTTCACTATAATCGATTTTAGATTGTATACGATCATTTGAAGATTTAAGAGATTGTAAATTTTCTCGTTTAGTTTTTATTGCTTCTATTTTGTTCTTTATCTCGATCTTCTTTTCATTAATCGGATTACCAGTTGCAATTATATCCTTTTCTTGTATTTTAAAATTTTCTATATTAACTTTAGATTTAACTATTTTAGATCTTAATCCTTGAATTTTATTTTGAAATTCTTCTTTACATTTATCTCTATGATCATTATCTTCTTCAGCATATGCACGTTTACAAGTAGGACAACCAGAACCAACCTTTTCTATATCTTTAATTTGTGATTCAATCTCCCGAATTAGACTTTCCACTTCTTTAATCTGATATTCAACATTTCGTATCTCTGATTTTATTTCAGTAACTTTATTAGATATTTGTAAATATTCTTCATTCAGTGAATTAATATCTTCATTACATTTTAATTCACTTTCTTTTAAGATACTATCAACATTATCTGGTATAATAGCAAATGTCTTATTTAAAAATTCTATATTATTTTTAGTTGATAGTATCTTTTGTTCTATATCATCAATTCTTTTTTGTTTACTACCCTCAAACATTTCTAACTGTTGTTTATTAGAAGCATGAGATTTAGATAATGATTCTTTCTTTGTAAAAAGTAATTCATAACTTCTTCTTAAATCGTTATATTCTTCTCTAGCCTTTACTAACATGACAGAAAATACTTCAAGATTTAATATATTTTCTATGAATTTTCTCTTTTCAACCTTTTCTTGTGCCATGAAAGGTTTAGTATCATTGATCGTCATGATAACCGAATTTTGAAAAACTTTACCTGTAGAATTTAATAATTTTTGTACAAATTCTGTAGTTTTTGCTATAGTAGATTTTGTTGCATCTTCGTATTCATCTTCAATTTTAAGTTTTTTACCTAATGAACATTTTGAAGGAGCAATTTGTCTAGTTAATTTATAATATGTAGTTTCAGTTGTAGTAGTAACTGAAAATTCTAACATGGTTTCACAATGTTTTTTATTAATAGAATTTACAATTAGATCTTTATTGAGTTCTCTAATAGTAGTTCCAAATAATGTAAAATATATAATTTCTACAATTGTTGAATTATGAGAAACTATACCATTTGCATAAAATTCCCGAA